CTTCTCTGTGGTGAAGATTTGGAAATCTATAATAGTAACATCAATGATGGTGTAAACATCGCGATTATACTTCATTATGGTCATGGTACGGGTACAGGTGGTTATGTTCCACCTCATCCATAATATTGATGATGCAATCAATTCTGTGTATAAAAACGCTATACAAAAAGTATTGGAGGATTATTTGAAATGAATAATGATACTTTAGAACACTTTGGTGTTAAGGGTATGCGTTGGGGTCGTAGAAAATCCGATATAAAATCTTCTGTAGGTAGTAAACTGAAGAAAGCTGCTATCTATGGCGGAGCTGCTGCACTTACAGGTTTGGCTGCTTATGGTGCGTATAAAGGGCTTAAAGGTAGATCTAATTATAGTTCTGCAGTAACCAAAATCGTATCTCAACGTAAGTCCAAATCTAAAATCAAACCAGACATGGACTATGCTGAGAGCATTCTTAAGAATGCATGGACCAAACAACGTCCTAAAAGCTCGGCATCCTAACTATGGAGATAAGTTGAAAGACATCTCCAAGAATCTATCAAAATCCCAACAAAAGGTCAAGAAACAGGGCGATGCTATCAACAAAGCTAATGATGATGCTCTAAACTTATTGAAGAATTTAATGAAATAGAAAGGACTTTTAAATGTCAGGATACGTAGACGAAAAAGTCGCAAAAGTCACCCTGGATAATAAAGGGTTCTCTAAGAATGCGGATGACACTATATCTGCGTTGGAAAAATTGAAGAATGCTTTTTCTAAGGTTAGTGGTAAAGATGCAACAAAAAACATTAGTTCCGATATGGCCGAGATGAATTCTGTTATCTCGACATCAACAACTAAGTCTGAAGGTTTACTATCCCGCTTAAAAGATGTCTTTAAACGCAGCACCGATGGTATTGATATGTCTGGTGCTGGAAAATCTATTGAAAAAATGAATGCCGATGTTGAGAATCGAACTTCTAGAACATCCGATATTCTATCTAGATTGAAAGGAATCTTCCAAAAAGCGGATAACCACGAAGGCTTTCCTAATTCTATAAAATCCATAGATGCTCTTAACAGTAAGGTTTCAGGATTCGATGCTAGCCCATTAGCGGCAGCATTCGAAAAAGCAGCTTCATCTGTTAATAACTCTATGAGCATCATGAACATTGCCGTTGGTAATGCTCTTAGTGGAATGGTCCAGAAAGCGATGAGCTTCACAGGACAATTCTTTAGAGGACCGATGGATGGTCTTGGTGAGTATAAAGATAAACTTGGATCTATTCAAACGATCATGACCAATACGGAATGGGAAATTCCAGATTCAAGTCTCCGAATGCGTAAAGTATCCGGATCTTTACAAGAACTGAATGATTACGCTGATAAGACGATTTACTCATTTGCTGACATGACTCGAAACATTGGTACGTTCACTGCCGCTGGGGTTAGCTTGGACAAAGCTGGAGTTGCTATTAAAGGTATTTCAAACTTGGCAGCAGCATCAGGTTCAAATACACAACAAGCATCTACGGCCATGTATCAGTTATCACAAGCATTGGCTGCTGGTAGAGTTGGTCTTCAGGACTGGAACTCTGTAGTAAATGCGGGTATGGGTGGTAAACTATTCCAAGATAGATTGACTCAAACTGCAGAAAAATTAGGACATGCTCGAGATATGACCAAATCATTCCGTGAATCATTGCACGATGGCTGGTTAACTTCTGAAGTCTTGCTAGAAACTTTGAAAGAATTCTCTGAAGATCAATCCATGCTCGATGCAGCAACTAAAGTAAAATCATTCGGACAATTAGTTGACACAGTTCAAGAATCTATTGGTTCTGGATGGGCGACCACTTGGGAATATTTACTTGGTGGATTTGAAGAAGCTCGTGATATGTGGACCAAGATTGGTCAATTAGTAAACCCATTTTTCGAAGATGCCCAAGGTACTTATAAAGATGAAGTATCTGGTATGATACTAAGTCTCGGTAACTATCGAAATGCTGTATTAAAAACATGGAAAGACCTTGGTGGTCAACAAAGTTTCTTTAATTCTATTGAAAACACGTTTGCCATTGTCTTCAACTCATTGACAAATCTACGAGCTGGATTCCGTAGCATTATTGGTCCATACCAAGATTCTGCAAAAGCATTATATCAAGTAACTCTTAAATTGGAGGAATTTACTTCCAAAGTTCGTAACTGGCAGGCATTACAAGATACAATGTTAGCGATTGGTAAAGCGTTTGGTTCTGTATTTACTGGGGTTCTAAGTGTTATTGGTAATATTGCTAAAGGAATGTCGTCCGTTTCCGGATCCGCAAATGGATTCCTTTATATTATTCAGGATGTGGCTCAAGGTATCGAGAAATTCTTTGCCGCATTTAAAACTGAGAAAGTACAGGCTGGATTTGTTAAATTTGGACAAGCTATCGGTAATGTTCTTGGTATATTTGGTTCATTATTCCGAATAGCTGCTACAGTTGTAACCTCATTCTTTAAAGCATTTTCAGTTTCAAGTGATGGATCTGGATTCTTAGCATTTATGACCTTGCTAGAGAAGGTTACAGGAGCCATTCGTAAATTTGTAGAAGGTATTGAAACAGTTATCAAGTCTACAAAATCCGTTCAAAACCTTATTCGAGTTTTTGGCAGCTCCTGTGAAAGCATTTATTAGTAGTTTTTGATAAATTAGTATCAAAATTGTCTAGTATGAATGGCATATCTTTCGATGGCATTACAAATTCACTGAAGAATTTATTCTCATCACACAACATTAAGGGTGGGGATGTCCTAGTTAATTCCGTTAAGAATATTTTCACAACCTTAAATAGCGCGATTAAAGAAGGTATTGGCGAGTTCAAGAAAAATCTATCGATATTTAATCTTTCCGATATATTGAAGACAATGTTGGTAGGATTTGCCGGATTCAAAGCGTTTAAAATGTTCAAAGGCGGTGGCGGCTTCTTAGCGCCTATTTTAGATCCACTCAAAGAACTCGTTGAAAAAGGCGATGAAATTGTTAGCAAGGTATCTGGCGTTTTAGATGGACTAAAAGATGCTATTAGCTCATTTACGTTAGGTATTAAAGCAGGTACACTTTTTGATGATCGCAACGGCTATCACAATGTTGGCTGTATCTATGAAAGTGCTATCTGGAATGTCTTCAGAAGAACTAGTTCGAGCAGCATTGGGTATCGCTGCGGTTAGTCATACTCTGACTGCTGCCATGGGACGTCTAGCAGGTATGGCTAAAATACCACCTAGCACTGCTATTAGTATGATCGGTTTTGCCTTTGCAGTTCGAATTATGGCTAAAGCTATGCGAGATCTGAGCGAGCTAAGTGCAAATCAAATGATTAAATCTGCTGGTGGAGTTGCAGCCGCTTCTCTTATTTTAGTAACAAGTATGAAACTTCTTTCCAAAGTAGGTAAAGTTAAAGTTGGGGCTCTAAAATTAATCGCATTCGTATTTGCAATTCGTCTGTTGGTTAAATCGATGGCGGAATTAGCAGAGTATGACTATGAGACTTTGAAACGAGCAGTTACTTCAATTGGTGTGCTGATGCTGCTATTATCGACATCTATGCGAATAATGAGTGGAATTAAAATTAAGCTGAAGACTCTACTAGGTTTATTCGTCTTTGTGAAAGCAATACGATCCTTAGTTAATTCGTTAAGTGCAATTGCCGATATTGCTCCGGATCGATTGGTTCCATCTATAAAAGCAATCAGTATCTTATTCGCCGAACTTGTTATCGCATCTCAAGCATTACGAGGGGCGAAACCATCTTTACGATCACTTGCTTCACTTATCGTATTTACTTATTCTATAAAAGAGTTGGTAAACGCCTTATACGAAGTATCTATGCTTGATCCAAAAGATATGATAACGGGAATACAAGGTCTAGGGTTCTTATTTGGAGCTCTTGTTATCGCTTCTCAAGCGTTAAGAGGCGCAAACCCATCTCTCAAATCTTTAGCGTCATTATTAATCTTTACATATTCTGTTAAAGAATTAGTGAATGCGTTAATTGATATATCCATGCTCGAATATGATGATATGAAGACTGGTATTATCGGTATGGGCTTTGTATTTACTGCTTTGGTTGCAGCAACACAAGCATTACGAGGTGCTAATCCATCTCTCAAATCTTTAGCATCATTATTAGTGTTTACCTATTCTGTTAAAGAATTAGTAGACGCTCTAATCGATGTATCTATGATCGATTATAATGATATGCGAGTTGGCATATTAGGTATGGGATTCATATTCACTGCTCTTGTTGCAGCAACTCATGCTATAAAAGGCGTCAAAGTTAATTTGTCAGCTTTAGCAACTCTAATAACATTCTCTTATTCTGTAAAAGAGTTGGTTGTTGGATTGATGTATCTAGCGGAGATTAAACCGGATAGACTAGTACCGTCCGTTTTAGCATTGGCAAATGTGTTTACCTATTTGGTATTAGCTACACATGCTTTAAAAGGAGCCAAAGTTAATTTGAGTGCATTGGCTTCGCTTATCACATTTGCGTATAGTGCTTCCGAATTGGTTTCTGCATTGATAGGTATATCCCATATTAAGCCAGATAGACTAGTTCCGTCTATATTAGCTCTAGGCGCGGTTATGGGAGCATTAACTATCGCTGTTATAGCAATGACAAACATGTCTGGTAATATATTTGGCGCAATGTCTTCCGCATTAGTGTTATTATCATTCGTACCCGTTCTAGTATCTATAGGTAATGTTTTAACTACATTGTCTCAAATCTCTTGGAAGGGTATGGTTGTAGCGCTAGGAGGCCTTGTTGGAACCCTTACAATATTACTAGCTGCAGTTGGAATTTTATCCGCAGTTGGTCCTGGAGGATTGGTTGGTGCTGCCACATTACTTCTATTAGCAGGATCATTATTGGCTCTCGCTGTACCATTACAAATATTGGGATCCATGTCGTTACCTCAAATTGGAGCTGCTTTACTAGCTCTTGCAGGAGGTTTGACAGTTCTAATTTTAGCTGGTGCGGGCGCAATGCTTGTCGCTCCTGGTCTGCTTGTATTAGCGGGCGCATTATTAGCATTCGGAGTAGCCGCAGTTGCCGTTGGTGCGGGTGTGGCTTTAGCCGGAGTAGGATTGAGTCTAATTATATTGGCGCTTAAAGAACTCGCTGAGGTTGCTCCTACAGCTTTGGTTGGTGTAGTTACAGCATTGGATATTTTTCTAAAGACATTAGCTACAAGAGCGCCACAAATGGTTAAGAGCTTGGTGGATATTGTCAAGAGCGCCTTGGATGGTCTTGTAGAATTAATTCCAAAATTTGTAGATTTCGGCTTTAAATTATTACTAGCCCTTATTAAAGGGTTAACTGAAAATGTACCTGCTCTAATGAACGCGGGTGTTAAATTGATAACTGAGATTGGTAAAGCGCTTGTTGAAAATATGGACGCTTTACTAACAGTTGCTTTAGAAGTTGCAACTGCATTTATTGAAGGTCTTGGAAATGCCTTAGTAAGTGTCAAGGATAAATTGATTCCGGCATTAAAAGCAACATTCAGTGTCATTGGTGACATCTTATTAACAGTTATTGGTGAAATGCTAGCCCCACTTCTTGCTAAAATAGCAGAAGTATTCGGACCAGTATTACAACAGATTGTAGATATGATAACCCAATTGGCTCCTGCGTTGACTCCAATTATTGAGATCATTGGTAATGTTTTAACAACATTGATCGAAAATCTTCCTGGAATCTTACAACCAATCGCTGATACGATCAAAGTATTAGTTGATGGTATTGTGGCGGCTTTAGAAATTCTTGCACCTGTTGTCGAAACAATTGTAAATGGTATTGTTGAAATCATTAAAACATTAGCTCCGATTGTACAATCTGTTGTGGATACGATTAAAGCTGCTTTAGAAGTACTTGGTCAAATCTTCCAGACAATTGGTGAAGTAATTAAAGCGGTTATTCAAGGTATTGTAGATACTATCAATGCTATTGGTGGAGTTATTACCTCTATATTTGATGGTATTAAAGGTACTCTCGAAGCTGTTGGTGGTGTATTCGAATCTGTCGGTAATGCTATTAAATCCGCTATGGAAGGTGTTGGATCTGTTGTAGAATCTGTAGGTAACGCTATTAAGTCTGCGCTTGAGGGTGTAGGTAAGGTGTTTGAATCTATTGGTAATGCAATTAAATCTGCATTGGATGGTGTTGCTAATATTATCAAATCCTTTGGTGAAGCTGCTAAGAGTGCTGGTGAAGGCTTCAAACTATTCGGTGAAGGTGCTAAACTACTTTCTGAACATGGTTTCGGAGCCGCTGGTGGTATTTCTGCTATTGCTGGTGCGGTGGCTGGACTCGGTGGTTCTGCCTGGGCCGGTAACTTACAAGGATTTATTCAAGATATCGAGAATCTAGGTAATGCTATCAATAATCTTGGCAGCGCTTCTGGAAACTTGTTAATTCTTGCAGGAGGTATGGCACAATTACAAGGATCTATTGGAACTATTTCCGGTACGATTCCTACAGTTAATAGTGCGTTTGAATCTCTAAGTGGAAGTCTTGGAACTATCTCAGGATCTATTGGGTCAGTTGCTAGTTCATTCCAACAATTAGCAACCCCGATTCAACAGTTACAAAGCAGTTTAACAATTGTTGCTGGTGCATTCACAATCTTCACAGCACAAATTGGAGGAGTCCAAGGTTTGCTTGATGGAATCGTTAACAGTTTCACAAACATTCAAAATGGCGTCACTTTGGTGGGAACTGCTATTGGTTCTTTACCAGCATCATTCGATTTATTTAACGCATCTCTAGGAAATGTTCAAACAACCCTAACAAACTTCGGAACATCTCTATCTGATTCTACTACTGGATTTGGTAAGATGGGAGAAGCTGCTACATTGGGAATGACTGCTATGAATGATGCTGTTCTAAATGGAATGGTTATTGTCCAAGGTACTATGACAACATCTATTGGTCAATTAGCACAAGCAGTTACTGATGGATTTGTGCAAGTACAAGATGCAACAACAAACTCAATGAACACTGTTCGAGATGTTGTGGCTCAGAACATGGATACTGTTATGGGAACGATCAAAGAAAGAATGACTGATGTTGCAAACCAAATGTCAAGCTCTCTAGATCAAGTTATGAAAACTGTTTCAGATTCTATGAGTAGAGTATCCTCTACAATCCAAAATAACATGTCGCAAATCAACAGCAATATTCAAAGTTCTACGAGTCAAATAAAAGGAACATTTGATCAATTTGCATCAAATGCTCAGAATACGATTAAATCCATGATGGATACAATTAACAGTAGTATCCAAAATGGTATGAATACTGCTAAATCAACTATCTCAAGTAATATGAGCAGTATTATGTCAACTATTTCTAGTTATAATGGTACTGCCAAATCTAACGGATATGATGTCGGTTGGTATATTTCTGACGGTATTGCTAGTGGTATTTGGGCTAATGTGGGTTCTATTGAATCTGCTGCTCAACGTATTATCAATAAAGCAAATGAAGCTGCTAGAGCTGCTGCCAAAATTCATTCGCCATCACGACTATTTGCAAGCTCTGTTGGTAAGTATATCCCTCAAGGTATTGCTATGGGTATTGATAAAGAGATGCCTAAATCAATCCAACAAATGCAGGATACATTTAAGAATGGATTTACTGAAGCTGCTACGGATGCAGTTAAACACGGAAACGCAATGGCCGAAGCTGTTGCTGGTGCAGTGAATCAAGTTGGAGATATGTTAGATGTTGCTGTTGACGACATGAACTACACCCCAACAATTACACCGGTTATTGACTCATCTAACTTAGATAAGTTTAAACCAAAAGATTATGGATTGAGTCTTGGTTCTGCTACTAGAGTCCCTACTCCAGTATATACACCAAGATCATCTACCACTACACAACCAACGACTGTTAATACTGATAATTCTACAAAAGAATACAATATTAATGTTTGGAACATCAACTGTTGGATTCTCATCGAAATAGTTAGCAGCTTCCGCAGTAACCATTTCTTTGGTGATAACAATCTTGGTGTTTTCCTTAATCTCATCTTGACGAGCTTTACGACTAGCTTTTTCAGCTTCTCTAGCATTCTTTTTATCGATTCTAGCTTGTTTAGCCGCAGCACGTTTTTGTCTACGTTCGGCCTCTTTCTGCTGGTATTTGGCATCTTGTTCTGCTGCACGTTGAGCATATGCGGCTTCTCTAGCTTGGTATCGAGCTTCTGCTTCAGCAGCACGTTGAGCTTTTGATTTCTTGATACCTTTATTGGCTTCTCGAGCAGCTTTGGCCGCTGCACGTTTCTCTTGCGCAGCTACACGATTAGCTGCCCTGGCTGCTTTACGATCCTCGTATGCTTTTTCTCGAGCTGCTTCTCGATCAATCTCAAGTTGTTCCCTACGAGCTTCTTCTGCAGAGCGTCGTTCGGAGTCTATTCGTCGATTGTTTTCTCGATCTGCTTTTAGTTGTTCTTTACGAGCAGCCTTTTGTTGTTGCTTGTAGTCATTCAACTTTTGAGATACATCAATAGGAACAATACGTTTTACATAATAATCATCATAATGATCTGATGTAATAATATCACCATAAATGGTTTGTTCTTGTTGATTTCTCCCTCGGGAGTATACTTAGCAAATGGCAAGATACGAGTGAACTTACCATTCATATTCGTAGTGATCTTAATGTTTTTAAGATTCTTACGAGGACGAATAGTGGTTACATGATCACGACCACGACGTCTAAATAAATAGATCGTGTCATTTTCACGCTTTACTTCTCCACCATAGGTCTTAACCATGGAATTATCATCACCATTAATTAGGGACAATATGTTTGTTGCTTCAGGATTCCCAAAGTCATAAGCAGCGCTAATATCGGACCAGAAACGATATCGAATTGGATCCACAACAGCAGCGGTTACTATACTCCAAGCACCATTTGGTGTAATGGAAAATGATGCCGAGAATGGTTTTACTAGATTACCAGCAAGGTCATCAGTGATACTTACAGCCTTAACCGTTACGTGGTTGGCTGCTAAATCAACAGCTGTATCATAAATACGAAATGCGTGTGGCTTGTCATAGTCATTTGGTCTAGCCAAAATGTACCGATTTTGAAGTATCTCAGTCATCCCATTCAACCTTGGATAGGATAGACCATTTCTAGCTCAAACTTTCCATTTCGAACTTCAGTAACTTTACATTCCTCCGCATCATGGAGGACACCGATACCATTAGTACGAAACAGAGTCTCATCTTGTTCGTATAAAATAGGTCTCATACAAGAACCCTCCAGTTTGGTTTAATTGTAATTAGTGATGGGGGATTCCCATCTGGTTTTGAGATGGTAAGTCTATTCCTAGGATCTTT